AGTTATAGATTCAAAACCTGCTATTGCTTGTTGGACAAGCTCTAAATTTGTATTTGTTTTAGTTCCCCATGTACCGGAATTCTCACCGGTTGCCATAAGTTCAAGTTTAAGATCTGATGAAAATGTTGATGCCATAATTTGGTATTATACACTTTTTAAGCTGCCTTATCAACTTCTGTCCAATTGTTAGATACTCCTTTATCTACTTCAGTCCAAGTGTTTGAAACTCCTTTATTTACTTCAGTCCAGGTATTAGTTACATCTGGGTCTACATTAGACCATGCAGTAATTAATGGACTATTTATAGAACCTGTTAATTGCATACCTGTAACAGGTACCTCTACTCCTGGAACAGCTACTGCTGTACCTATTGATGAAGTTATTAACGAACCAGTTACATCTACAGGTGTATTGATATCAATAGTCTCTTCTCCTAAAGAAGCTGTAATTTGACTTCCTGTTACGTCTACATTTGCGTTTGCGCTAGTTGTTACAGAACCAATTGATGTTTGTATTTGACTTCCTGTAACATCAATATCTTGCCCTACCGTAGTTAGAACAGATCCAACTGTAAATGTAGCTTGACTTCCTGTAATACCAATATTAGCGTCTCCGGTTATACCAACATCATTTGTTGACATCACCATGTCATGCTCTGTAACAACAACACTTACATTTCCATCAGCAGTTACAGAAAAAGTTCCTAAAGATATACCTAACTGAGATCCTGTTACTGGTACGTTTGCATTTCCTACAAGAGCTTCTTCTCCCATAGACATTGTAAGTTGAGATCCACTTGGTAAAGCAGTTGCTCCAGCTAAACCGTTTACACTTCCAACTGAAGAAGTTAATTGTGACCCAGTCACATTTACAATTGTATTTAATTGTATAGTAGAACTACCTACAGACCCTGTTAATTGTACACCCGTTACAGGAATATTTGCATCACCTGTAATAGATACACTTCCCGTATTTGTATTTAATTGACTTCCTGTTACAGAAACATCAATACTTACAGCATCTATACCTACAGCAGAAAAAGCAGCTTGTGAAAAGGCGGTTATACCAAACAATTTATACTCCTATAATTTTAAGAAGGAGGCAGGGGGTGTGTGGTGGTGCCCTGCCTCCATCATAAAATTATATCATCGTTTAAACCAACCTGGAAGTCCAAGATGGGGTCTTTTATCAAACATATGCTCTTTAGCTCCTTTTGTTTCTACATTATTATAATGTAAAAATACTTGAACACATTCTTCACCTTTAAATTTTTCTCTCCAATGTTCTAGCTCACAGCCAGAATAAACTAGCATATCTCCTGGTTTTAAATCTACTTTTATACCTTTCTTACCAACTTCTCCAGATGGTTCTAAATATATTGGCCAAGCATCACCACCAAGATTCATAGTTGTAGATATCTCACAATTAAATCTATCTTTGTGTCTTTTTAATTGATCACCTTTTTTATATATTCTTGCATAGCTGTAAGAAGGAATTAATTTTAAATTACAAATTTCTTCCATTTTCGGTTGACACTTTAAAAGCAAAGTCTCCATGGCTATATCAGAATAACATGAATATGTATGAGGCACTTGTTCATTTTCAATTTCGTAAACACCAATAATTGTTTCATAGGGTGAAAAATAATTTGTTTTAATACAAGTGTCATAAACTTGTTTTTGCATACAAAAATAATTTGCAACAAAAGATGCTAAGTCTTTTGATATGGCTTTACGAATTACTGTATATTTATTTTTTTTAAATGACATTATTCTAAATCACCCTTTTCGTTAAATTCTAAATAACCAGTTAGCAAAAATCTATCCTTGTTATCTGGACAGACTTGACCTCTATGTGTATGAGTAAAATAAGCTGGAAACAAAATTACTTTTCCTATTTCACTTTTAACAACTTTTCCATTAAAAAATTCTGTACCACAATTATGATCACTTAAATAAACTTGTATACTTAACAATCTGTTAGGATATGTTAAGTTATGTTCTGAGTGCCAAGAGTTAAAACTAGTGCCTGACTTAAAATATTTAAATCTAATATTATTTAATTTCCATTTAGATGCAGTTAAATTTATTTCTTTAAATTTTTCTTTATATTTTTCTATAATTTTAAATAATTTTTTTATATATTTAAAATCGTTAATATCTTTATACAAATATCCTAAATATTCATGCTCTGCTTTTGTACAACTATTTTTATACATATTTATAATTTCTTTACATTCATCTTTATTTAAAAAATTTTTTTTAATTAATGTAAAATTTTTCATTATACAAATGGTCTTCCTAAATTCCATAAAACTAAACTATATCTTGTACCTGATGTAACAGGTTTTACTCTGTGCCATAGAAATGAAGGAAAGACTACTATAGAACCTTTTGATAAAATTTCTTTACATTGTACTACGTGTTTTTTAGCATCTCTCAAATGAGGATCATAATTTCTAAAATCAAATTCTAGTTCGCCACCTTTATAATCCGTTCCATCAGATAACTGACATGTCATAGATAATTTTCTTACTTTTCCTTTCATGTTGGAGTAAGGCATCTCATCATGGTTACTCCAACTATCACAATGCCAATCATAATATTGATTTAATTTATATTTTGTAAATTGACATTTTTCAGACCAATCCCATTGAAAATTCCATTTTGCATTTTTGTTTGCTATATGTACATAAGGTTGTATTTCTTTATAAATCCATGGTTCGTCTAACCAAACTATATTAGAGTTTCTTTTTTTCTTTAAATCTAATATTTCTTTTTTATTTAATTTTTTATTTTCAAGTCCTCCAGTCTTAGCGATTAATTCTTTTTGACTATTTGCATATTTAATTACTTCGTCACAAAATCTTGGAGTAAGAGCTGATTTAAAATACCAATAATGTTCAAGTAAATTCATAGGTTATTGTTTGTACAATATTTTTATTTTGTTTTTGTTTGTTTGTTATTAAGTATAAATTTGTTGAGGGAAACATAATAAATTTATTATTTGTAAGAGGTATCTCCCAGCTCCTACCTTTTCTTCTGTTATCATCATAAAATATTTTTACCATGCAATTTTCAACTTTTACACCATAAAGTAAAGTAAAGTCTGGTGAATTTTTTAAATCTACAGGATCTATTTCAAGAAGAGGTTTTGATTGTTCATTAATATCATAGACATCACCAAATATTTTTTTATTAGCAATATTTAAATTATACTCTAAATTAATGTGTTCTTGTAAATAAGTGTTTAAAATATCTGATGTTTTTAAAAATGGTAAATCTTTACCTTCAGAAAGTATTATATTTTTTGCAATTTCTTCCCTGTCAATGTCCCAACCTTTAGGCATATCTACATTTCCATAATATAAAGATTGCTCTGATAGTATTATTTTTTTCATATACCTGTTTTAAGTTGAGTTAACTCATTCTCATTTCCTATAATACCTTTTACAAAAACATTAAAAGCTAAACTTATTCTTTCATGATCTGATAAATTATTTTCAACACTATGTCTGAGATAAGAAGGAAATAAAATTATTGATCCAGATTTTACAGGAAAATCCCATATTCCTGAATTAAAAACATTAAAATTATTTTTATTTGAAAACTCAAAAAAAGGATATCTTGGATTTAAAAATCTTATAAAATCTAAATCTTCATCTGCTTTAATATATAAAACTCCAGAAATATATGAATTAGTATGCCAATGTTCGTGATGATAAGTATTTGATTTATTATAATTTAACCATGACTGTGTGATGTAAAGTTCAACTTCATCATTAGAGTCTTCAACAGATTTAAAATAATCATTAACTTTAATCATTAAATCTTTGTGTAAAGATTTCATTTCATTTTGTTTTAAAATAAAATTATTTTTAGATGTTTTGTTTTTACCTATATTTATATTAAATTGTTTTTTATGATAATTAACACACTCTAATTCTTCAATTGAAAAATCTCTTTCCGTATTTGATAAATATATTGGAGTTGCAAATAAAGCTTCAATTTTTTTCATACCACCACTGTAAAATTATATTAAGCTGCTTCGTCTGTCAAATCCCAACTTTGGTTTTCTTCATTCCACGCATATACCCAAGAGTGAGTTGCTGGTGTATTTTCATCAGGAGTTGTATTTTGTTGTTCTTGTTCTTCTGTTAAAGCAGGTGGGGCACCTATTGGTGATTGCCAATCTGCAATCGATATATCTTTTACCCAAGATGGATATGGTTGTTTAGGCCAAAAAATTTCATTATCTTCATCCCAAGTGTATCCTATACACGCATGATTTCCTCTAAAAGGTGTTCCTCCTAATAAATGTTTATTTTGCTTTGTGTTATAAGATGTTTTAACCCATAATTCTGCAGGCCAATTACTGTGTTGCTCTAAATATTGTTGACCAACTGATTCATCCTCAATACCATCAGCATTTAATATGTCTGAATCATTCATTGGGTGTACACTAAGTACCTTTCCGTTAATTCCAATTTTTGCAAAATGTGCCATAATTAATTACTCTTGAAACCTGTATCTTATAATTACAATACCACTACCACCGCCACCACCACCACGGCCTCCCATACCACCTGCTCCACCACCGCCACCTCCTTTTTGAGACTGACCTGATTGTGCACCACCACCTGGACCACAACCATTTCCACCACCACCTGGACCTCCTGATGCATTTCCCATATGTGATCCACCACCGCCACCACCACCTCTTGTGACACTTGAACCTGTTATACTTACACTTTTACCATCACCACCTGGACCTCCAACAGCACCTGATGGGCTACTAGCTCCACCACTTTGGGCACCACCTCCGCCACCACCAGCAGAACCACCGCCACCACCTCGACCACCTCCTCCTGAGTTTCCTTGAGAGGGACTGACAGGAGGTGAATTTCCTGAACCACCACTTCTCATTCCACCATCGGAACCACCACCTCCGCCACCTGAACCACCAGATTGACCGTTTGTATTAGTGTCTCTATCTCCTCCGCCACCTCCGCCAGCAGATGTAAAACCAAAAGCACTTGAACTACTACCACTACCACCTGTTGACATACTAGGAGAAGATCCACCTGAACCACCTCCTACTTGTATTGGATAACCTTGAGCGGAAACAGGAGTACCTCCTGTGGCAGGGTTTGGATAATTTTGTCTATGTCCTCCAGCACCCCCTGCTCCTGCAGTACCAGATCCACCAGCTCCACCACCAGCAAGAATCAACCAATCTACGGAATTAGATCCTGCTGCATTACCAGCTTGACTTACTGTAAATGTTCCTGGACTTGTAAATGTATGTACTTTAAAATCTCCATCAGTTGATTCAGATCCTCCTGATGCTGCAACAAATAATTTGCTTGGTTTAACTAAAATTGAAAAAGCTCTATCCGCTGTAGTACCAGAGGTATTTGTAGCTCTTATTGTAAAATTTGATGTTGTATCATTTACTACATTATCAGCTGTTCCTGTAAAAGCACCTGTTGAAGTATTTAAACTCATGCTTGATGGTAAACTTCCAGAAGCAATTGAATAAGTCAAAGATCCTGATGAAGTAGATGCGGTTACTACACTTAAATTTGCAGCTGGATCAGCTTTTTCAGCGTCTGTTTGTAAGGTTCCCAAACTTCCTGACGCTGTCGCAAAAGTAATAGTGGGTTGTTCAACAGTTATAGCAAAATCTCTATCTGAAGTAGTGCCAGAGGTATTCGTTGCTCTTACTGTAAAATTAGAAGTTGTTGTAGATGCAACAACATTAGCTGAGCCTTCTAAGGCACCTGTACTTGAATTTAAAGTTACCCCAGAAGGTAAACTTCCTGATTGTATTGCATAAGTTAAAGATCCAGAGGAAGTAGATGCAGTCACTACACTTAAATTTCCAGCTGGGTCGGATCTTTCAGTATCTGTTAAAGTCCCTAAAGTTCCTGAAGCTGTCGCAAAAGTTATAGTAGGTGCTTGAACAGTTATAGAAAAAGCTCTATCTGAAATAGTTCCGGTTTCTGTTATAGTAGCCCTTACTGTAAAATTAGAAGTTGCTTCAGCTGCAACAGCATCTACAGTTCCTGTAAACGCACCAGTTGATGAATTTAAGCCTAGAGAAGAAGGTAAACTTCCTGATTGAATTGAATAAGTTAATGTACCAAAACTTGATGTTGCTGCAGCAGAAGATAAGTTTCCGTTCGGGTCACCTCTTTGTGCGTCTGTTAAAGTTCCTAAAGTGCCTGAAGCTGTTGCAAAAGTTATGCTAGGTGTTGTAATTGGACCTGACTCACCTGCACTAGAAACAAGCCATCCTTGAGTAGCACCTGAATAAGTTAAAGTTAGAGCTTGTCTATTTGTAGAAATACCTTGACCTGATGTTGCTCCTTCTATTTTTTCACCAGATTGAGGAGTTAAAAATATTGCATTTGTATTTGCGTTTGAGATGTAATCAACTACTGCAACAGATTCTCCTGCTACTCCTGTTGGTAAAGTTACAGTGACAGTATTCGAAGAACTATCAACAAAATAACCTTCGCCTGCACTCGCATTAAAATTTGCAGTTTTTACTGTTGTTACCCAACTTATATTTCCAAAACCTGATTGAGAAGCACCATCTGCTAAAATTACTGTGTCTCCTGAAGCACCGATGGTTATATCGGTTCCTGATTGAGATATAATGTTACCTCCATCTGATGCTTTTAAAGCAGCAGATTTAAGATCTCCTGATACTGTAAGATCATCAGATAAGGTTACATTATTACTTGCATCTTCTAAAACAGATTTAGAGGCAGGACCTGTTACGAAAACATCAAGGGCGTTTCCAGAAAAATTAATTTTTGAAGTGTTGCCTGCTGAGTTACTTATAACAGTTGTTCTCTGTAAAGTTGTTGATGCCGATAAAGTTCCTAATCCAACTTCAAAATTAGCTGTACTTGTTTCTGTGATACAGTAATATGTAGTATTACTAGTTCCAATACCAGAAGCAAAAGTTAAGAAACCTTGGACAGCACCTCCAAGTGTGATATCTCCTGTTCCAGAGGTTGTACTAGTTTCTCTGACCCTATCGTTAATGACAAGTGCCATCTAAACCTCTCTTATGTTAATCTTAATATTGCTGCAGATGTTGTAAATGCAGGGAACTGAATTGTAAATGTTCCTGCAGTTGCAGTTTTGTCTCCACCAAAATCTAAAACACAAACAGCATCAGTAGTATTTGAACCACCGTCAGTCGTTGTGTTGTAAATTAATGCACCTCTAGCTGTCAATGTAACTCCAGTAAAAGATAAATCGGCAAAATCAGTAATTGCAACCGATGATGATACTTTTACACCTTGGTTAACAAGTGCTTTACCACCTGCAGTGTATCCTGAAGAAGTTACTTCAGTATTAGATCCACCACCTGGGTTTGTTGCATAGTTTGTTG